TAAATTCTGACTTGCAACATCTGCGAGACTCCAGCCCATCACAGTGGATAAGCCTGCAATCTGCCACAGTACATCACCAACTTCCTTCTTCATTCCTACCTCGTCCAAGACACCATCTCGAATCCACTTAGCATACTTACCAGCCACTTCACCTGCTTCAGAGGTAAGGTTAGTAATCATGTATGCAGGGTTCTTAGCCGATGCCAGTGCCGTCTTAAACGCTAGGTCTTGATACTCTTCAAGTGTCATTTATTGCCTCCAATATTGTTGGAAAGTGTTTACCAATCTCTAACTTACAAAGTTCAGCTACTTCACGGTGCTCTTTCTGAGTGGCTACATCACATCGAATATCAATGTAGTGTAACCAACTCCGCAAAGTACCGTTCATGTACATTCTACTCATTGTCAACCCTTCTGGCAACAACTTTCGTGCAACTTCTTTAGCAACTCCCTTCTTGAGGGCAGATTCATACATGAACTTAGCATCATTCAAGACTCTATTCTGTGCTCCCTCCCACCAGTAGGCAAGATGAAGGTTATCAGTTTCGAGACTGTTCTGCCTATTCTTAACATCCTGCAAACGTATCTGCGACAGTTCATAATTCCCCACAACAGCGTATCGCTGAGAGAACTCCTGAAAGCTGAAGCTACGGTGTCGCAGAATCTGTCGTGCAATGTCGCGCGTTGTCTCAATCTCCATGCAGATGTTAACCATCTCCAGAGGACTCCAGTGCTTATGCTTGATCAGATACTTGATAAGTTTAGGTGCTGTTTCCTTGTTGTCCTGATTCTCCGGTGCGGACACCCGAGCCATGTAAGCCACTAAGTCTTCACCTTCTGGTGTTGCCCACACTGTCTTAACTGATGACATCTTCACCCTCCACTTTCAGTAGATCACCTTCACGAATACCTGCTTTAAGGGCTTCTAGTATACCGTGTCGTAGAAGAGATTCTGCTTCTTCCTTTGTTAAATCAAAGGAGTAACTTGCACCTCCGTCTTCATTGTCTCTAATAAACTCAACATTCATGTGCATTCACTCCGTTCATTGATCCACTCCTCAGGTATAGTCTTATCAGCGAACATGTATCCGTGTTTCCGACACCACATAGCATACGTAGTTTTAGACGCTTTGCTGATTCTGGCATTAGAGTTACTAAATACAAACCTAATATCTAACTCTGGATTATGTTTCTTAACCAAGATATGCTTCATACGATCAGCTAAAAGGAATCTCCCTTTAGTCTCCACGATGATACCATTGGAAAGTACAAAGTCGGGTGTGTAGATATGTTCAGAAGCAGGTCGAATGTACTTCAACTTCAGCTTCTCATACGTATACTGCACACCTAACTGATCCAGTTGTTCCGCTACTCTTTCTTCGAGTCCACTACGGAAGCCCGCTTTTAACCCTACTTGCTCAACTGTTAACGATTTCTTCTTCAAACCGTGTGCTCCCTTCATGGTTGTGTGCTTTATGATGTCTCCACATATTAGCTGAACGACAGACAAAACTGCACGTGTTACAGCGACTCTTAATCTTTGCCGCTGCTTTTCCGCCTAACTTACCTGCCTTACTTTGATGTTCGGGATTATTAGCAACCGCTTTCTTTAGAGCAGCAGGCCCACCCACGATACCTCCTGCCTTTCCCGCACGGCTTGCTAAATCCGTATCTTGTTGAAAGGATGTTTTTACAGTCCCTTCAGCAATCATTCGCTTACGGATAGCTACTCCCTTTTTAGAAGCTGCCTGCAACAACAAAGCAGTATCCCACTTCCATCCCATCAAAGCAGAGTAAGCTAAGAAGTCTCCAAAATCGCCAGTCTCTAACCAACGCAAGAAGTGTTTATCAGCGTGTTCGTGAGGAAGTAGATATTCCTCATTCCACGGATGGTTAGCGCCTCCTGCATGGAACGGAACTATATGATGTCGGTGGTATCCTTTTCTGAGAGGTGTTGTATACTTCTTAGTTGCAACTTGTTTGGCACTTGCCATATCTGCCCTTCATAACGTCTTAGCCACAGGAGCTGTCCTTGTTCAGTAAAATACTCCAACGTATGCCCCAGTTCTTGATACTTCTTCCACGCTGCTTCCAACAGTTCTTCTTCAGTCTTCGCGTTCTCAAGAGCTTTTGCAGCCTTCTTAGGGCCAATGCCTGCCAAGCATGGGATATTGTCAATCCTATCTCCAGTGAGAAGTTGCGTTGCAAACGACTTATACGCTGTGCACTCATCGACATAGTATCTCTCATCTCGAACAGGGTTGTAGTGCCATCCTTGAAGCTGATCCAAGTCCTTATCCACATGAACAATCCAGCACTTATCTAAGAGCTTTGTGGAGTCAATGGCTACGGTATCATCAGCTTCTTCACCAACTGTAATGATAGCACCGTGACGCTTGACTAGATGCTCCCGCAGGGCTTCGTAGTGCTTAGGTCTAAGTACATCCTTACGGTTGCCTTTGTATGGCACTGTCTTTGCAATGTCATAGCGGTAGTTAGACTTACCTGTAATCCAAGCTAGATAATGATCAGCCTTGAGATTAATGTAGATAAAGTCTTCCAACCACTCTGTAAGCCTTGCCTTAGCAATACCAACTGGTTCATCTTCCGTACTGAAACCAATACGGTAGACTAAGAAGTCAGCATCGACTAAGGCAATCTTAGGTTCTTCAGGCTTAGAGGACGTAAGCGTCATCTTCTTCGTCAACACTGTCAGCACCACTATACACGACCAACTCGGTCACGATAAGTTTGCTGATAGAAGGAGCAAGGCCGTGCATTGAGGACATAGGGTGCTTGTAAGAACTTACCAGTGCTGTTACCTTTGTGCCGTTACCAATCTTGGAGATGTCTACGGGATTACCTTCGGTATCAATAGGAGTAAAGATAAACTTAGATTTACCAACGATGTGGTTTCCCATTGTATCCTTATTCTTAACCTTGATACCAAGTCCTGTCAACGCAGTTGCTGCATTATCTGACAACATACCAAGAGTGCACTCATACTTGGTGTTAGTAGGGGTGAACTTAGTATTGAATTCCTTCATCCAGTTAGACCAGAAGAGTTGACCAGAGACTTTAACAGGTTTAGTATTGTCCATTTGAATTTTCCTTTAAATGTTATGCTTGTCTTTCCAAGCTGTCATGTTCGCTATTCGCGAACAACGAATGGTACGAGTGGAGGGATTTGAACCCTCAATCCTTTCGGCGGCAGATTTTAAGTCTGCTGTGTATACCAGTTCCACCACACTCGTTTATCTCTTACCCTCTATTGTACACGCACTTTAAGTGTTGTCAACAAATTAATGTGTGTGTCTCCAATTATTTCCAATCTTATACTGTCCATCAAGAGGGCATCTAAGCTTAAAGTGTTCACCTGCTTCCACAATGCTTTGTTTAGCAGCTTTACCTGCTTCTTCAGCAATTTCTTTAGGACACTCAAACTGAATCTCATCATGGACATTTACTACGAGCTTAACATTCCATTTGTTAGCAATGACCTTGTCGTCAAACAAGACCAAAGCCTTCTTCATCACGATTGCCCCTGCACCTTGTAGTAACGTATTGAGAGCGGCATGCTCGGATCGAACCCAAATGCGCCTCCCATCAAGTCCTGAGAGATACCCTTTTGAGGCAAGCCCTTTGACTTTGTCGATGAGCTTTGCGAGGGCTGGTGTTTGTCCGAGGAAGTTTTCCTTGAGCTTCGCACCAGCTTTAGCATTGCCACCAACGATGCTTCCAATCTTTGCATCTCCGGCCCCATAGAGAAAGGCGTAGATGAATGTCTTGGCATTATCTCTGGTAGATAGTCCAGCAGCTCGTTGGTTGACTGTATGTACGTCTGTACCATCTTTGCTACTTCCTTCTGTAACTGTTCTGACATAACCTTGATCCTTCATATAGTGAGCCAACATACGAAGCTCCAACCCTGAAGCATCGCAACCTACCAACACGTTACCATCCTCTACCGTCCAGCATTCCCTACATTCAGGTCCATAAATGGAGCTACTGTTTGGAATCTGCGCCATATTAGGGCTGCTGTGGGTCATACGACCTGTAACAGCACCGTTAGTGATCACCTTACCGTGTACTCTACCATCTTTCCCAACTGCAAGCAACCACGATTCAATCTGTGCTACTCGCTTACTAAGCATCAGGTACTCAGCAATGATCTGAGCTTCTGGTATCTTAACATTAGCAAGCACACCTTCATCAACAATCGGATGACCTGTCGGTGTGAACAACTTAGGTTTCCATCCAAGTTCCTTTAGCTTCTCTCCAATCTGCTGTCTGCTTCCCGGATTGAAAGTAACCACGCTGTCCTTGAGTCTCTTTCCCGTCTTGTCAGAGATTCGTTCAAGGGTAAAGGGAGGCCATCTCTCTTGCATTCTATCATATATTCCTGCCATTTTTGACTTGATGTCAGTAAGTAGGCAGGTTGCGTAGATTTGATCAAGTTTAAACCCATTCCTTTCTTGTTTGGCTATGATAGCGGCAACACTGTGTTCAAGTTCTATCGACTCCAGACTAAACTCTTTCTCATTCGTCTCAGTAACAAGCCTAAGATACAACTTAGCAGTAACCTCAACGTCCCTAACGCAGTAATGATCAAGAAGGCTGTCAATAGGGTTGTCAAAGCATTCATTCTTGTATTCCTCTGGTCTGTCCATCATCCACTGCCACACTGCCTTGTAGTCAATCTTGTGGAACCCTAACGTGTTTCCCCAAGCTTCGAGGGTGTGTCCTTTCTCGCGGCTCGGGTCGAGAAGCCTGCTTACTATCAATGTATCGTACACTTGATTCAAACGAATCTTCGTCTTCCATAAGCTGTTGAGGAGTCTGAAATCGAATCCTATTCCATTTTGGGCTATCAAGAGAGTAGCCTTGCTTAGATAGCTTGCTAGGCCATTTGGATGTTTCCATAACTTTACTTCTCCAGTTTCGATTTCTTTAGTTACAACAACATGAATCTTATCATGTGCTAGGTTTGTCTCGATGTCTAGGACGATTCGCATAGAGTTCTTCTTCAGGGTCTAAAGGAGATAGATAGTCACAGCCATCCATCTTGCGTGGTGATTCTGAAAAGTATGATTGACGATACTGTGAAGGCTTTGCTTGTGCTCGGTAGCACCGATCAAAGTCAGGACAGGAGTAGTCGTTACACATTGCAATATCTGGCATGTTTTTCCTTTGCTTAACAGGTCTAGTCATTTAATGTTCAACCACAAACCAATCTGTGCAAAGGCATAACCTGTCCAGATCATACCGTTACTCATCTCACCCTTCGTCCATTGTAGCACACCTACAACGAGATACCCCACTCCTGTTGCTCCTACGATAATGTGTTCCAACGAAGTATACATAGTCATTTCTTTTCCTTCTTACCAAATATCTCATCCCAATTATCCCTAAACTTCTGAGGGTCAGGGATGGGCCTCGGTGCTGATCCTTTGCCAGCTTCGCGTCCACCGTTCCCCTGACTCATAGTGCTTCCTCCTCAACCTCAACCATTCTACCAGTATGTCCATTGTACTGCAACTTACACGCTGGTCCGGTTTCCCCGTTATATCTGTTCTTAGCCACTGCAATCTTCGTCAGGTGTCGCTCATTCTCATTCTCAGCCATGCTATTCCTTTCCAATGTAATCACCGCATCGCTCAGTTGAGCAATAGCACCAGAGCCTCGCAACTGTGACAATGACACACTACCTCCATCCTCATGTCCTTGGTTGCCTGTGGGACGTTTAAGGTGGCTCACACATATCAGAGTGATGTTCAGCTCTTGCACCAGTGTGCGTAGCTTCGTCATCATATTGTCAATGGCTTTACGCTCATCGCCAAGGTCTTGACCAGATACAACAATGCTAATGTGATCGAGGAACACGACACGACAATCACAGGCTTTAGCCATGTATCTGATTCGATTGCTAATGTTATCGACATCACTGCTACCAAAATGATCGAATAGGTAAATGCGATTACTGCCCAAAGTTGCATCAAAAGCCTCCTTCAATTCCTGTTCAGTGGTCGGTGTATCAGGCAAGTGTAACAGTTTGTTAGCATGAAGGCTCATAATGCTCCTTGCTGTCTTACGTGTTGATTCTTCCAAGAATAACCCACCGATGTTCCAACTGGTAGTCTTCAGCAGGTTGAACAGAATCTCCCGTAGGAATTGACTCTTACCCAACCCACTACCGGCAGTGACCGTGATCAACTCTGCTGGCCTGATGCCATACAAGAGCTTATTCAAGCCCTTCCAAGGGTACTGTGCCTCTGCCACCGGCTCTGGCTTGGAGATTTCCTCCCAGAGATCAGCAGCATTCACGATACCATCAGGCACATAAGGTGTTGCCCTCCACCACTCGTTCACAAAGTCCTTGGTAGCACCGGCAATCAGGTAGTCACAAGCATCCTTGTAACCACTCTTATGCTGGACAATCTTAGCCTTGTTACCGAACAGTTCTGCCACTTCCTTAGCTGCCTTCTTACCCGGCTCGTCAGAGTCAAAGCATACCACCACCGAGTCAAAGCTGTTAAGCCACTCATAGTTGGCTTTGCAGTCCTTTAACGCTGCCTGAGCGCCATTCCTGATGCTCACTGTAGGGTAGAGGCTCCCTTGCATTTGGAAAGCTGCAAGAGCGTCAAGCTCTCCTTCTGTGATGGTGACAGCCTTGCCTCCTTCGTGAAAGAGAGACTGACCAAATAGTGTTGCTCTAGTGAATTCTCCGGCAATGGAGAATGTCTTTGTAGGAATATAGCGTTTCTTAACAGCCGTTCTAATTCCTCCTCCGTCAGTGTAAGGATAATACTGTGAGTCTCCATCTGTTGTTACTCCATACTTCTCGCATGTTGCCTGAGTGATACCACGATCAGGGATTGGTTTGATAAGTCCGGGTGTGCTGATATTCATTATAGTGACGGTCTTCCGTGCCATATTGTGTCGTGTAACGTGTCGCTCTTCTGATTCATGTTCATGCTCTGTAGTGTTACAGGCAAAGCAGTGTGTGTGCCCATCGTCATAGAGACTGTTTGCGTCAGTGCTTCCACAGTGCTCACAGGCTATGTGACGTAAGAATTTGCTAGCCACGGTTCTTCTCCTTGAGTTTGGCTTCTGTTCGATAGCAGCAATCACGCAGCAACTCGTCAATGAAACCAAATTCCGCTTCTATCTCTTCATCCGTCAGCCCAACCCACCCCCTCTTGACTACTCGCGGGGCCATGTTTAAATCCCTGCCAAGCACCCATGTCACGCAATCATTGCCAGCACCATTCTTGCGAGTCAACAAGGTGGGGTGATGTTTGATCCTCCCATCCTTCCACAGGTCAGTGAACCGCCTCCGGATGGTGTTTATTAAACCTCCATGTTTAAACACAAACTCATCGGGTGTTATGCCGGGTTCACCCACCTCCTCTAGCTCCTCTAAGATGCGGGATTTTATGGAACCCACTCGGAAAGATGCCTTGCTAAACGCTGCTTCCTCTGTTGGAAGCCCATTACTGTGAATGTGAGTTTTAAAATCATCCATTGTTCTTCCTTAGAATTTCCATCATTAGCTGTCTGCAATCATTCCAACCAGCCTTATATTCAGGTGTCTCATGGTCGTGTGCTGTTAAGGCGTCTGGAATTGCTGCTGTCTGAGCTGCCCGTGCGTTTTGTAGAACAAGCACTGCTTTATCCTGTAAAACATAGTCTGCGTCTGTCATGAATCGTTCAGCCTTAAAGCCAATCAAAACAGCCTCCAGCGCCAGCTTAATTTCGTCTTTAGTCATGGTGCTAAGTCCTCATTGATAAGTTCCTCAATGTGATTCCATATTGAATCACCCACGGTATCTGTGATGTCGGTATCTCCAAAGTGCACCCTCACCGCATCCCAGTCAATGTCCCAGAAGGGACCACGACTGTCATAGTCCCTCTCAGCCCTGTACTCTATCCATACAGAGGCATTACCGTTGCCAATGTTAGCGTAAAAGCCCTTCATTTCAGTACTACCTTAATTAAAGTTAAGACACCCACAAACAGTGAGACAATCATTCTTTGCTCTCTTGCATTCGTTGCACTGCACACATTACATCATACATAACCTGTTCATAACCGTTAGTCTTTATCAGACTAGCCATGTCATCAACGACAGAGTGATACCAGCACTCGAACTTGACCATCTCTTGCTCTTGATTGTCCATAAACTCAACCATGTATTCATTCATAATAAATTCCAGTTAGTGAAAGTTAACCGCACTTAAAGTACTTTGACGTTACATAGATGTATATATACGTTAATGTTATAAGATACTTATATAAGTACTTATAGTATGTAATCATCTATGTAATGTCTTAGATACTCTAATGTATTATTATACTCGATCATTCGTCCTTGTCAACATCTAAAGTGTAACAATTTGTAACAGAGTCATCATCCACAGTGTCCTCATCGTCATAGTCTGTCTCCTTCACCAAGTCTGTCCTGTCCTTGGTCGGTATGTTCGGCACATCCTTCATGCACCTGTTGCACATGTCCAAGAACTCATGTGTCATCCCGTGTCTACGTGTTGATTCGTAATCTGTCAGTTTCTTATCGCAAGCTATACATCGCATTTAACACCCCTTTGGCTATGTAGCCCTTAGTTGATTGATTCCAAGCCCTTCTAGGCCTGTTTAAAGCCCTTGTAGGAGCTTTCGTGATGGTAGGATTAACTCAATAAGCCATTGAATCATAGTACCCCGCTAATATGTAAGCACAAAGCACTACAAGTAAGACAATCCAATGGTTATACATTCTCATGTTCAATCCTTACCATATCCTCAATGTCCAAGATAATCTGATAGTCTACTATCTCTTTGGCGTCAATGTCTACGCCCTCAATGTATAGGTCGGTGCATGAGACAATCAATGGCAGGGACTCAATAGATTGAATCTCACACAAGCCATAGAAATCAAAGCCTCTCAGCTTGTAACTAAATTGTTTTAGTTTATTCACAATAGCGCTTCCTCAATGGTTGAAAGGTCAAATGGTACAGTCTTATGTGCTTGCTTATCAAGCTCTAAAGCCCTCGATTGGTCGGTCTGTTGACCGTTGACGAACGGAAAGGGCCAGACAGGTCTGTTATCTGCGGTTACTAGTAATGCTTTATCTCTTGTCATGTGTAACCCTCTTAAGTGTGAACAATTCAAGACATTTACCTTTAGCCCATATCATCAACCCTGTTTCAAGGTCAATATGGGACGTTTCAGGCTCGTAATCGTTACAGTCTAACCAGTGCTGGCATATACCTCGTTCAGAAGCGCTAAAAGCCACTATACCGCTTGAACGGAATTGTACTTCATATCTCATGCTACATCCTTAGAATTGTTGGTAAACGATATTACCATCGCTTAACTGGTAAGCCTGCGAATTCTCCCAAAGATACTGCATTACCGCTTCAATTTTATCTTGCTCAGACTCACAATCTGACAAATCAATAATATAATCCTTAGCAATTCCCTCCCATCCTTCTTCTGACCAGTCGCAGCAGACACCAACAATGTCAAACTCTACAGGCTCGCTTGTGCTGTCTGAGTATTCCTCAAGATACTCAAAGATTGCTTCCAATGCCTCATAGGAGAATTGATCCTTGCGTGAGGAATGAGTAAACGCATCAATGAAGGAGGATTTGCTGAGTGTTTGAACGATTGCCATAATAAGACCTTGAGGTTGTGCCTGTACATCACAGGCGGGATTTAGTGCGATAGAGTTGCACTGCAAAGGATTCTACACTGATTGTAAAACCCTTCACAGTACAAGGTCACTTAATTGCAAATCAGTTTTTCTCCTACATAAGTGCATCCGTTCTTTGTGTACACATTGACACCCAAAGCACGAAGGCGGCTTTTAGTGGTGCGTGTAGGCCATTGTGCCAACGTCATTAGATTGTAATCGACACGAGCAAGCTCATAAGCATAACTAGCGATGTGATGGCCGTGTAAGTACACTTT